GACCCCTATCAATTTCTGTGATCAAGCACAAAACACAATATCTATGCAAAACAATCACATCCAGTTTCTTGTGGATCAATACGGTCTGATAAACGTGGCCTGGTTTATCCGGCTCATGAAACGTGGCACAACACCGGAACAAATCGTCAGCTATTGCGTGCCCAACTCGCAAGACAGCCGGCGCGACGGCGTTTTCAGGGCTTTGCAGTACGCTGGCGACGTGCCCGACTCGATGCTGCCTCCTGAGATCCTGGGAGCCTTAAAGCCATGACGCAGCGGGAATACGCCAAGCACGCCGGTGTTTCGCATGGCTACGTCACACAACTGGCTGCCAAGGGGATGCCCATGCATAGTCCCGAGGTCGCCGATGCATGGCGCAAGAAAAACATCCGGTCAAAGTCGACGACTCAACACATAGAAACACCACTTAAACCAGACCCCACCGCAATCGAACAGGAAGGCCCCTACAGGCCTATAGAAGCAGAGACCCCTCTCAACACCGCAACAGCAGCCACCGACTCGCCAGAAGGCGCTTACGAAAGGCAGCGGCAAATCGAGCGTGCGGCCTATGACCTGGCAGTCGATGCCCTCCGCGGCGGTCGAGCCGACGCCGGCCGGCTGGTCGCCATCCATGCAGCCGCGGCTAAGAACCTCACAAGCGCCCGTGACGAGGTGATCACCCAGGCCGAGAAGGAACGCCGCCTGGTCTCCGGCGACTGGGTGCGCCGGGTGATGCAGGAGCACGACGGCGCCGTGGCCTCGCTGATCAAGGCCATGCCTAAGCAGCTCTCCGGCCGGATAGCACCGCATGACCCCGAGCACGCCGAGCGCGAGCTGACCCGGTGGGTCCAGGAGGTGGCGCTCAAGACATTGCACAACACCGACCCATGGAAATGACCTACCAGCTACACCTGGGGGACTGCCTGGAGGTTCTGGCCACACTACCGGACAACTCGGTCGACAGCATCGTGACCGACCCACCTTACGGCCTGTCCTTCATGGCCAAGAAGTGGGACTACGACGTGCCGAGCGTGGCCATCTGGGAGCAGTGTTTACGGGTGCTAAAGCCGGGAGGCCATCTACTGGCCTTTGCTGGCACCAGGACGCAGCACAGGATGGCGTGCAGGATTGAGGACGCAGGCTTCGAGATTCGAGACATGATCGCCTGGGTGTATGGGTCGGGATTCCCAAAGTCGCTGGATGTGTCCAAGGCTATCGACAAGGCGGCTGGGGCGCAACGGGAGGTGGTGGGGAGTTACAAAGGAGCCAGCAACATCGGCAAGGAAAGCACCAACAGCTACATCACAACTGAGTCAGGCACGGCAACTGACGTTTTTATCACCGCCCCCGCCACCCCCGAGGCCCAGCAGTGGTCCGGCTGGGGCACCGCCCTAAAGCCTGCCCTGGAGCCGATCACCATGGCCCGGAAGCCATTCTCCAGCACAGTGGCCGCCAATGTCATCCAGTACGGCACCGGCGCCATCAATGTCGATGGGTGCAGAGTAGGGACAGAGACTCGACTAAACCAAAGCGCCGGAAACAAGAATCTGGAGCACCGCACAACGGTCACGCCGGTTTCATCGCACAATGAAACAGACGGCCGTGAATACGTCGGTCGCTGGCCTGCCAACATCATCCACGACGGCAGCAACGAGGCGGCCCTGTCGCTTAAGTCCGGCGCCCGGTTCTTCTACACGGCCAAGGCTGGGAAAGTGGATCGAGAATCCGAGAACAATCACCCTACCGTCAAACCTACCATGCTAATGGCCTACCTCTGCCGCCTAATAACTCAACCAGGCGGAACCATCCTCGATCCCTTTATGGGCTCCGGCTCAACCGGAAAGGCTGCAACCATTAACGGCTTCCGGTTTATCGGCATCGAACGCGACCCAGAATATCACAAGATATCCGAGGCCAGGATCTCCAACCAACACGAAGGGCGCTTATTTTGAACCTAACCGACCTCCAGCGCTCACTCCTCGACTATCGCCGAAACCTCTACCGGCCGACACCCATGCAGACGGTGGTCGACTGGGCCGAGGCATCGCTCCGGCTGACCCAACGGCAGACCGAGCACCCCGGGCCCTTCTCAACCTCGGTTCGACCGTATACACGGGAGCCCATGGAGGCCTGGAAGGATCCAACGGTCTACGAGGTGACCCTCTGCTGGGGAAGCCAAACCAGCAAAACCACCACCCTGATGGCCGGCCTGGCCTGGCTAATCGCCAACGAACCGAGCCCGGCCTTGTGGCTGATGCCCACCGAGAGCCTCGCCAGGTCATTCTCCAAGTCACGCTGGCTGCCCATGCTCGAGGACAGCCCAGCCATGCTCGAGTGTTACCCCGCCGAGGCTGACAAGATTACGAATTTGGAACAAAACTTTACGAGGTCGACCCTGACTTTCGTAGGATCCAACAGCCCGGCCAACCTAGCCAGCCGCCCGGTTCGGGTGCTCATCGCCGACGAGGTCGACAAATTCGCCGAGGCCACAGCCCGGGAAGCCGACGCCCTTGACCTCGCCGAGCAGAGACTCAAAAGCTTCTCCAGCTCCAAGGCTTTCATGACCAGCACACCGACGGTGGTTGAAGGCCGGATCTGGCAGCGCTTCCTCCGCGGTGACCAGCGCCGTTACTACCTGCCCTGCCCTCACTGCCGTGAGTACATCAAGTTGGAATGGCGCCAGGTGACCTGGGACGACGCAAAGGCCGAGGACGGCAAGCACGACCTCGGTAAGATCCGATCCTCAGCCCATTACGTCTGCCAGCTCTGCCAGGGCAAAATCACCGACTCTCACAAGGTGGCAGCGCTCCGACATGGCCAATGGCGCCCAGAGAATCCAAACGCCATGCCTGGTGTGCGGTCCTACCACCTCAGCAGCCTCTATAGCCCCGACCGCAAATGTACCTGGGGATATCTGGCTGTCTCGTTCCTCGAGGCCAAGGCGTCAATGGCCGGCCTCCAAGGCTTCATTAACGGCAACCTGGCCGAGCCCTGGGAGCAGCAGGATGTGCAGCAGGAGCGCACCGAGACCGCGGCCACCGTGACCGTCGACGGCGGCCGCCGCTACCTGACCGCCGACGTCCAGGCTGTGGCGCCGTTCTTGTGGTGGGTGTGCCGCGAATGGAAAGACGGCAACTCGACCCTGATTGCTGCCGGCCATGCCGACGACTTCGCAGCCCTTCGCCGGGTCCAGGTGGCCCTCGAGGTCCATGACATGGATGTCGGCATCGACAGCGGCTTCAACACGCAGACGGTTTATGACGCCTGTGCCTCCTATTCCTCGGTGACCTCCAACCCGATTACCTTCCCGTGCGGCCTCCGCTACCCACCGGAGGGCGGCCTCCGCAAGCCCATGGTGATCGGCTGGATGCCGCTCAAAGGCCGGGAGACCGGCGCCCGGTTCACGGCAGCCACCGGGGCGGTGCACCCTTTCGGCCTGTCGACATCATCCTCGATGAGGACCGACGTGGTGCAGCCTCTCCTGGTGTTCGACACCGAGCACCTCCGCGATATGCTCTCCAGGCTAAGGAAGGGCGACATCGACCGGGAATGGGGCGTCCATCAGTATCCGCCCAGCGTCCAGGCCGAAGGAGCCTACATCGCCGATCCTGAACTCTACTGGCGCCACCTGGACTCACACGTCCTACGCCCCCAAGCCAACCGCGCGGGTCGAATCAAACACGTCTGGGTTAAGCGCAACCAAAAGTGGCCGGACCATCTTCACGACTGCGAAATCATGCAGCTCGCCATGGTTATGCTTTGGAATGATCTGGTCACGTCAAGCGAGTCAATAGCTAGCTAACCTATTGAAGTCACCCTGGGATCGGTGAAGATCCGCCCGAGGTGTTCACGTTTACCGTAGCCATCAAGAGGGCCTATCTCCGCAGTGTCTATGCGACACTGGGCGGTGTGACGCTCCTGGCTGCCCTGGCTGCTAAGTCTATCGCCGCGGCCACAGTGATCGAGTCCGGCCAGGTGGTCCGGTCGACATCATCCTCCGATGTGTCGGTCGAGTTCGCCGAGCCCGGCAAGGGCGCCCCGACACCTTCCGAGATGGTCGAGATGTGGGAAAGCCTGGTCGACGATTACGACCTGGCCGTCTATTACCTCAACCAGGACGGCATCACCAGCCCCACCGACGCCCAGATCTACACCAAGATGGTGGGCGTGGTTCTTGTTGCAGCCACCAGTTTCGGCGGCGACTTCTCCAACTTCCGCCGTGAGGGAACCATTCGCACTGGCATGACCTAATGGGATTCCTCGACACCATACTGAGCAAGTTCCGGTCGGCACCTGTCGACCGCTACGAGGGCGCGTCCAACTCGATCCGCCGGTCCTTCCTGGACACCAGTTACACCTCGGTACGGTTCGACGTCACCTCCAGCACCCGGCAGCAGATCGTCCGAAAGTCCCGATTCTTCGAGCAGAACAACGCGGTGATGAATCGCCTGGGCGACCTGTTCGAGAACTACACGGTCGGTTCAAACTTTAGCGTCCAGCCGGCATCATCGAATCCCGACTGGAATCTCCGAGCCAAAAAATGGTGGGACACCTGGAGCCGCTACCCTGACATCGGATCCCGGCAGTCTTTCGGCACCCTCATGAGCCTGGCCGCCCGTGGCTGGTTCTACGATGGCGAAAGTTTTATCCTTCTGACCAAGGGCGAGACCGGCCGGCCCCGCCTACAGCTAATCGAGCCGCAGCAGGTCTCCACTCCCGCTGGCCAGGAGGGCCTTCCCGATGTGTTCGACGGCGTCCGGTTCGATCCCAAGACGGGTCGGGCCATCTCCTTCTATTGCGGCCAGGAGCAGCAGCAGGGACAGCTCACCGACATCCGCTCTATTTCTTCCGACTCGGTGGTCCACATCTACGAGGCGCAACGTGCCGGCCAGCTCCGCGGCCTGCCTTTTGTGGCTTGTGTGATCAACGACCTTCACGACCTGGACGATCTCCAGAAGCTCGAGATGGAATCCTGCAAGCTCGCCTCCAGCGTGGCCCAGGTGATCAAGACAAGCTCCGGTGAGGTGCAGGCAACCAGCCTCCGATCCGGTGTTGCTGGATCCCAGGGCACCGCTCAGAACTACTACGAGAACATCTTCGGCGCCTCGGTCAAGGTGCTCAAGACCGGCGACGAGTTCGAGCAGTTTGCCGCTGACCGCCCCAACGTCAATATGCGTGAGTACTGGCGCAGCCTGACCGAGAAGGTGTGCGCCGGTGTTGGCATCCCTTACGTCCTAGTCTTTCCAGAGTCGATGCAGGGCACCGTCTACCGGGGCTCACTGGATATGTCTTCAGTGTGGTTCCGCAGCCGGCATCAGGTGATGGCTTCGGCCGCCCGACGTATCTGGGAATACGTCATGGAGTACGCCATCCGCACCGACCCGACTCTCAGGGACAGCCCTGACGACTGGTACGAGGTGGCCATCCAGGCACCCCGGGCCCCTAACGTCGACGTCGGCCGCAACTCTGCCGCCCAGCTAAACGAGCTTGGTGCCGGCATTACGACCTATGACGAGATCTACGGTGCCCGAGGCATCGACTGGCGATCCGCCCTGGAGGCCAAGGCTCAACAGGCCCGGTACATCCAAGACCTGGCAGTCAAGTACGGCCTGGACGTCTCACAGATCTCGACCGCTCAGAAGCAGCCGATAGCACCGGAGCCAGCCGCGGCCGCTCTCGAGCAGCCTCCTTCCGAAGAAATGCCCGAGCCGATCCCGGCCGAGCCCATCGAAGAGGTGGTTGCAGTGCTCGAGCCTAAGAAACGGAAAACCAGAGCCAAGAAAACCGAATGACTAAAGTAACCAACTGGCTTTCCTACAGCCCCCGAGCCTCAGTCCATGAGCCGGCGGTGCTCCAGATATTCGACCAGATCGGCGAGGACTGGTTCGGTGGTTCAGGCATTTCTGCTAAGGCATTCTCCGATGCTCTCCAGTCTGTAGGCCCCGGCCCCCTGGTGGTCGAGATCAACAGCCCAGGCGGCAACGTCTGGGACGGCCTGGCCATCTACAATATGCTGCGAGGCCGGCAGGCGCCGGTGACTACCCGGGTGGTCGGCATCGCTGCCTCGATTGCTTCAATCATCGCACTGGCAGGTGACACCGTAGAGATCGCCGACGCTGCCCTGATAATGATTCACGACCCTTCTGGCATGGTGGCTGGCAGCTCGGAGGACATGAGGAAGATGGCCGACGCCCTCGATCAACACGCCGAGGTGTTGGCAGGGATCTACCGCAAGAAAACAGGTCGCAGCATCGAATCTATTCGGGCTGCAATGAAATCCGAGACCTGGTTTACCGCTGACGATGCCATCCAGTATGGCCTGGCCAACCGCCACACCGACGAGCAGATGTCTATAGCCGCCTGCTGGCACCCTCGGGCTGTCACCAAGACCGCCCCTGAGACCGTCCGAAGCAACCTTCGCCGCGGTCTCGAGCAGTACGCCGAAGGCCTGGCCGGTGATGGCCTCGAGAAGCAAACCGTCCTGGACGCCGAGGCCCTGGTGGCCGGTAAGGCGCCCACCGAGGACAAGATCCGCACAGCCAACGCCTGGTGGGGACGCAACGAGCGCTTCCTCGAGGCCGAAGCCAACACCCCGGCCGACGTGGCTGCAAACCTCTGGGGAGGTGCCGCCGGCCGTGATTGGTTCAAGGCACTCTATGCCCAGCTCGAAGTCGAGGAGGGCGAAACTACAGACAAAACACTTTCGACCGGCAGCACTAACGCTGCCGACGATGGCGCGACAACCGCGCCGACATCACAGCAGACACCACACAACATGACTGATTCCAACACCGTGGTGGCGGCCGCTCCTAGTGCGCCGACCGCCCTCGACATCGACGCCATCGTCGCCAAGGCCGTGGCCGCTGCCATCAGCGCCAAGACCCCCACCGCCGCCCCCGCACCGGAG